GCGTTTTATTCTGCCTGATCTGAAAGGATGCGGCTGAAAAGTTACGTTACATGACACGATAATACCCCTCTATGCGGCTTCTTATACCCGGATGGCTTTCCCTCTGGCAGATGCTGTTTGTTTTTACGCCCGTATGCAGAATATAGCCGTTACCTGCAACTATACCGACGTGCGCTGCGACGCCGTGTTCTGTTATAACCGCTAAAGCTTTTTCCTGCGGTACGGCTAATTTTTCCGATAAAATTACCGGGCGGTTTTCTGCGAATAACCGCGCGGTTTCTTTTATATTCTGCGCGTCACTGTAGTTATCTGACAATTCGGGAATGTCTATGTCGTATTCGTTATGCAAAACAAGCCTCACAAGGCCGTAACAATCGCAGCCCTTCATCGTGCGGCCGTTTGAGACAAATGGAATTCCTATATATTTACTAACCCATTTATACATAGTACCTCCGGTACTTAGAAAAACATCCCTTCAAAATCTTCAGGCGTGTAAGTGTCTTTTGGAAACTTGCGGTCGTTTAAATAAATATCACAGATTTCGCCTTCAACAGTTTCTTTTGACGCGCGTACATTGCGCAGTTTATATTTAAGCGGCCCGCGCTCATAAATATCGGGCGTATCGGCCATGACGACGCATACCGTAACGTTTATTTCCTGCCCAGAGGCTTTTTTTATTTCCTGATAAATAATTAAATCGGTATTGTCGATTGCAAGGCGGCAGGAACGCGGCGCGTTATTTGTTTCTTCCGGTAAAATGATCGTAAACGCCGCCGCTGTGTATTCACTTCCGCGTGATGTGACATGCTGGTTGTTATCTACAAAACGCAGCATTACACCTTTTGACGTTTCGATTGTAAGCAGATGTAAAAATACTTTTTCCGTTTCCGGGGCAAGGACTGCTTCTGTCGCTTGCGGTGACAGCCTATTCATGACAACCGCTCCAGAGGAAGCGTGACTTCCCATAGACCGCCGATTTCAACGGCAGTATAAATTTCAGTAAAGCGGAATTCAGCTAATTGATTTGAAACAGGATCATTAAAATAAAACCGCAGTACGCCGTCGGCAAGAACCGTATGATAAAACTGTTCAAATACGGCAAGCTCCGCGTCATCAAAACGCTGCTTTCCTGAAAAAATTATTGTTCTTGCCGTATAACGCCTTCGCGCTTTTTTCGGGCCTGCGTCCATCTGTGTGCGTATAACATTGCTTTGCGGCTGGATGCTTAATCCTTCGACGAGAAAAGAATCAGGCAGTAAATCAGGCCATGAAATTTCAGTCATTTATACCCCCGAGGCCCGAAGGCCGTAACGCCCGCCCATAATGCGGTCGGCCTTGCCTGACGCTATATGTTTGTTAAAGGCCTCGCCGATAATAATTTCGTAATCAACGCTGCCGTCTGCGTTTTCTGTTTTTTCCTCACTGACTTCGGCACCCGAATAATTTAAAACATTTACTGTTACATTCGCCTGGCTTCCGGCTGTCTGCACTCCAAGGCTGCCGTTTGACATCCTTGTAAGCGGCATAATCGCTTCAGGTCCCGCTTCGCCCATAAGACCGAAGCCGCCGCCGTGCGCGAAATATGTCGGAGCAGAAACAATCTGATTTGTAAACGCGCCCCCTGCTGCAAACGTGCGCGCCGCTTTTCCGTATTCGTCAAATACGCCGCCTTGCGCGTGTTTAGATGCTTCTTTTTGCGTCTTGCTTACGCCGTCAACATACCCGGAAATTATCGCGCTCGATCCTGCAGCGGCGATAAAAGCCCAGCCAAGCGGATTACTTTGCGCAAGGAGCTGCAAACCTGCCTGCAGGAACATCATCGGAAGCTGTTTTAAAATTTGCTGCGCCATTTGTGTTAAGGCCTGCGTCATGGATTCTATACCGTCTTTTCCCTGTCCTAGCGCGCGCCCGAATTCTTCAAAACCTGATAAACCTGCGTTTATCGAAAGGTTTATTAGCTGCAAAGATAATTCCGAAAGAATAACAGAAGTTTCATCACTTAATTTTTTAAGGTCCATTAATGCTGTAAGGAGGCTGTCGGACAATTCCTGCTGCCAGTTTTTTACTGATTCCCGTGCTTTTTGAAGCGCGTCAGGTTCCTTTGTTATTTCCTTTTGCGCATCACGTAACGCTTCAATCATTTCTTTCGCCTTTTCAAGCTGTTCATCTGAAGCGCCGGCCGCGGCAAGCGTCGCATAAGCTAAATCATACTGATCCTGCGTAAGGTTTTTCACTTCCGCGCTCAAGCTTGCCAGAGTGCTTTCAATTGTCAGCGTGTTCATGGCCTTGGCTAATTTCTGCGCCTCTTCAGACTGATCTTCCAAACCCAGTTTTGCCAACTCCGCTTCATAAGCAAGTTCCCGTTCGGATTTTCCAAGGTCGTTTATTTTTTTTGTTAATTCTTCGATGGTTTTATTAAAGTCAGCTTGTCTTGCCTGCCTTCCTAGTTCATTGTAATCTTCAATAAGTTTTTTAATTGAATTATCCGTAATTTCAAAAACAGCCGTTGTCTGACTTGGGTCTATTGAAAAAAGTTCAATCAGAGCTTTTTGAACATCAGCCTGCCGGCCTCTTAGGATTTTTGATATGTCAAGCTGTTCACCTAACGCATTGGCTATTGTTGTCTGCGTTGTTAATTCACGTTCAAAATTTTGCGCGTATATTTCAGCCGCTCTAGCGCCGCTGTTCCCAAATGACGCAGGATCGATCTTTGTTATTTCGCCAAACCACTGCTGCCATGTTTTCTTCATATCTCCTGATAATTTACTTATTTCATTTCTTGTGTTTTGTATAATATTTTCTAACGCGCTTCTGTCACCTTGAGTAATTTCAACATTACCCATTAAGAGTTGCGCAATATTAATTCTGTCTCTTAACTCCGCGATTCTTCTGTCATTAGCCATATCTGTAAATTCATTTATAAAAGCCGTTCTTAAATTTCTAAACTGCGCCTTAACAATTTCTAATTGTCGCTGTTCATCACTATCGATAAGTATGCCTCCAGGAGCTGTTCTGCCGGGTATGTAAGCTCTTCGTGCCGTCTCTGCCATAGCTCGATCAACTTCGCGCTGGGCTTCACCCAGTTTTATAATTACTTGATCAAGGCTTAATTGTTGTAATGACAACCTATATTCCTCAAGAGCCTGGCGGCTTTCTGCTGTCGCGTCACGCTGCCTTCTTTGCGCACGCGCAAGCGCGTCTGTCTCATTTGCTGATTTATTCATTGTTGACGCGAATGCTACATATCCTGCAGCTAATCCAGCTACAGCGATCGTTGATGCAAGTAATATAGGATTACCTGCGGCCTGCGCAAAATTTAAAGCCATCTTCGCAGCGTATGCGCCCCATGTTTTTACAGCCATGCCCGCAAGTAATCCTGTAAGCGTCACAATCGCCGCGGTAAAAACAGCTTTACCAATCGGGCTTTCATTTATCGCGTTTGTTATTTTTGTGAATACATCAATAATTCCTAAAGCCGCGGGCATTAATAATTCTCCGTAAGACGCCGCCAATGTATTTGTCGCTTCCTTTAAACCTTCCTGCATTGCGGCAAGGCTTTGAGACGCAAGCTCCATACCGCCAAAATATTGACCGCCCGCGGCTGTAAGATCGTCTAACGCCTGGGAAAAATCCGCAAAGCTTATTTTTCCTTGACTAGACATCTCGATTATTTCCGCTGTTGTTACGCCGAAATTATTCGCAAGCGCGTCGAGTATCGGAACGCCCTGATGCAGGTATGTATTTAAAACCTGCATATCGGCTTTGCCTTTGGCGGCAGCCTGCGAAAAAGCGTTTATATAACTTGTTAATTTTTGTGAATTTCCCTGCGATAAGTCGCCGAACTTTGTAAGCTGGCTCTGCAAATCCGCAAGCGGAACTTTAGCGGAAACCAGTACATTTGTCGCCTGTGTCAGGGTGTCAAGATCAAAAGGCGTTACATCGTTAAAAGCTTTAATTTCATTGAATAACCCGGCTCCGGCCTGCATATCGCCTAACAATATGCCGAATTGATTTTTCATTGTTTGAAAATTATCCGCGGTTTCAAGCGCGAAAGCGCCCATGTCTTTAACAAACATCACCGCTTTAGTCGCCAACGCGGCTTCAGCTAACTGCC